CTAAGCCAAAACGGCTGCATTTACGTTGACCACCACCATCCCCGTCAAATGCCACACCGCCGCCATCATGATTCCCATGTTGAAGGCGAACTCATTGGCACAAGACTGCTTGAAGAACTCACCCTCGAGGAACATGCAGGACCCTTTGCAGAGCTGAACGACAGGGCATGACATGCATTCGTTCCGGAAGGCAAAATGCGTCGCGGTATCGAGTGCGATGGCGTCAAACTCGGCGACATGACCGATCTTGTGCGCTCCCTTTGCCCCGGTGTTCTGACAGGTCATCACGTTCCCGCGCAGGTCGACGGCAATGGCGTCGGGGCTGTCCATCCCGCATTTTTGGCCAAGCGCTTCGATGGGCCGCCGACGCTGAATCGAAGAATAGAATTCGTTGATGCGCTCGCCGAGGCCAAAGGCGTTGGGGTCCTCTGCCAGCGCCTCGAAGATCGACCGCGTTAAGCTGTTCAGCTCCGAGGGCTCAAACCGTCCCGTTCCGATGGCGGTCGCCGCGTCATAGACATTCACGACACCCTCGAGCCCAACGAAGATGTCCGGCCCGACTTTTTCGGCGAACCATGCCTTGAGCGCCCGAAGGTCGTGATGCTGGCGCGTCAGAACCGCATTAAAACCGGTCTTTTCGGGACGCTCAGCCAACAGGGTTTGGATCCAGTGACTCTTGACAGGATCGTCGAACGGATCCGGCCCGCGCATATGCTGACCGGGCCCGTCATGCGAGATCGTGATGGCGATATCGTGGGCCGCGATGAAGTCGAGCTTTTCTCGGTCGAGGAGCGAGCCGTTGGTGATGATCGAGAAGCGCGCCGCCGGGAAGCGCTCCGCCAGCGCGGGGATCATCCGCTTGATTTTGGCCCAGTAAAGAAACGGCTCCCCACCCCAGAGCTCGATCGTCTCCGGCGCGTCGGTGATCCAGCCGTCGAGCTGGGTCAGGAAGTGCTCGACATCGGCCAGTTTCGAGACCGTGGCATCCGTAATCTGGAAGGCCTGGTTGCAATAGCTGCAGGCATAGTTGCACGAGAGCCCGAGTTGGATTTTCAGGATGCGGGGAGCACGGGATTTTCCGAGGGGCTTGTCTTTGGCCACGCGGGCAACCGGCGCAAAAATCCCCGACTCGACCGGCAGTCGCAGCCCTTCGCATTCGGAGGTGTGCGGGTTGTAGCGCACGTGATGGCGGCTGCCGTCACGCGCCTCCAGCGTCAGATCAAACCACATCAGTCGAACAGCCTTTCTTCGATCGCCACGGGCAGGTCGACGCGGAAGTTCGCGACCACCTGCACATGGGGTGCGCTCCCCTCATAGGGGTGCTGGTTATGGGGAATATGAGAGGGGAAGAAGACCGAGAGCCCCGGCCGCGGGTTGACCGAGTAGCCATGGCGGCTCTCATAAGGCAGCCGCCCCTCATCGAAGTAGCGCGATGGGTCCTCGATCACGAAGCGCGGCGTGCCCACGCTGTTTACCGGGTGACCTGATCCACCGCCAGTCAAGAAGTGCACGCAGGTCAGGTCCCCCTCGCGACTGTCCTTGTGGGTTGAGATGAAACCACCGGGCTCGATGACGAGGGCACGGTTTTCGCAATGGTCGGGATCGAGATACTTGGACCAAGGCCCGAGGACGGCGCGCGCGCAGGCAAAGAGATGCGCTTTGAGCGTCTGGCCTTCGGTGCTGTCGTCCAAAATGCCCCGAACCCGCCGCTTTGCGGCGCTGCCGGGTATCTTCTCATCCACACCCCCTACCCGCGCAATGGCCTCATCTGCCAGACGCCGGTTCACTGCCCAGTCAGGCGGGGTTTCAAAGAAGTTGATCCTTGTTGGCCAGAGCTCAAGCGTCGTGCTGCGAACCTCCATCCTCAGCACCGACAATTACAGTTGCAATTGCAATTAAAGTACTTCCGGTTTGCGGTGATCGTGACCGCTCCCGATGTCCCTCCTCCCGAGAGGCTTTCGACATAGCAATTTGCCGTGCAATTACAGTTGCCCGTTGTCGTTCGATTTGCTGCGAATACGGAATACGTGGTGATCTGATAGTCATTTCGCACAAATTTCACACCGCTTGCCGGCGTCCCATTGGAGATCCCGACAGACGTAATATCGCCTGCCCCAATCGCAGGCTTATTAGAAATCCGCGACCAATCCACATTTCCGCTGTCGTCGATCACAATAGTGGTTCCGACCTTATAGGCCATGGCTGCCTCCTTGCGCTTGATGGGCTAAAATCTCGGCGAGACCTGCCTTGCAGTGGGAATTGGGAAGCTCGAGCGCACAGAGAACCGGAATGCACATCCGCTCCTCGCCCTCAAAATACGTGCTGTCATGGGGCACATGCCCTTCAAAGACGAGCATCGAGCCCGTTTCGGGCTCAACCGCGTACCAGCCGCCCACATAGGCATCTGGATTGTTGCAAGGCCAAAGCCGCTTGCCAACATTTGCAGGATCGTAAAAGCGCACAGCCCCGCGATGAAGCGAGGTCTGAGGACAATCGGCATCCAACACCACGCGCGGATAATAGGTGCAGACAATATCGGTCTGGATATGGGTATGCGCGTTAATCCCAATGTGTTCGCGCTTTGAGCGACGTTGCCAGAACGTATCCGACATCATGGCAATCTCGCCTGTGTGTTCATAGCCATAAGCGATCTGCAAATATTCACGTACGGCAGCTGCCACCATTTGCGCCAGCACTGCAATCACGGGGTCGCGTCGATCCATCAGAAAATTATGGCGCAGATGGCCGAGGTGATTGGTCTGATCCCCAACATTTCTCCCGTTGCCTGCGTCTTGAATGCGATTTGCCTCAGCGTCCTCGGCGGCCAGCGCATGCAGGCGATCGTTAAAGCCCTCTGGCATCTCCCAATGCTTGTGCATGACAAAAGCAGGATAAATCAGCTGGATTTCCGTCGTTGTTTGAAGGTCCATCACACAACCTCCAAAATGATTTTTCCTATGGCCGTGTAATGCTCTGTGTTGATCTTGACTGCGATATGATCCCCTGAGTTCAATCCTTGCGCCTCGATCGCAAAACTGCCCAATCCGTTTTCATCGGTGATCAACCGGCGCTTGGGCAGATATCCCGCATCACTTTCGAGTTTGAGCTTCAACGCATGGGCGCATGGCGTGTCGTCCTTGTTCCAACGCAGCGCTATTGGCACGTCAACACGCGCACCTGCGGCAACCGTCAAAGTCTCTAGCGTTGTATCTGCGTGGAAATAAAACTGTTTGAACCACTGCCCGTCATTGGGAATCGTCGCGTCATCAATCCTGCCTGCAATCGTCGTGCCGTTTAAAAGAATGGGGTCTAGATCACAAAGAAGCTCGACACGGGCGGTTGTGAGAGCCCCCGCGATAGGCATAAAAATAACAAGCGCATTGGAGCACTGCGTTCGCGCCCGGTGTCGAAAGGAATAATCTACCTTCTCGCGTGCCGATTGCGCAAAGCGATTGCGCCAAGGCAGTGGAAAGCCTGCCTCATTCGTCATGATATCGATCAAAGCATAATCGGTGATTTCATCGTGGCCGATCATTCCGTCAAGAAAAACGTAAGACCGTCCACGGTATATGGCGCCATGCGTTACTCCTGGAATGTCAGGGACAAAGAGGCCATTGCCGCGCATATCGACAAATCCCGCAGAGTTCGCCATGTCGAACGGCTCTTCAAGCATGGCCAAGATATCTGCCCATAGAACTGCGTCGTCCCCAAGGCCCATGACAGACCCCTCTTCACAGGGCTCAAAGACAGCAATCCCTGCATATGTGTCCTGGACATCAACGGCATAATGGAGCCGCGATCCCGTATTGTGGATGACATGAAGTCCCGTCTCAATCACAGTGCAGTCCTTTTTAGCTGATCGACCTCTTGGGCGAGGTCCTTGATGGCCTCGACCAGGAGACCCACGAGATTGCCATAGGCGAGGCGCAGCACACCTTCGGCTTCGACCACGGCCTCCGGCGCAACGGCCTGCACGTTCTGGGCAATGAGGCCCATCTGTCGCGCGTCACTGCCCATCATGGTGAATGTGACACCATTCAGCGCCCGCACTTTGGCCAGTGCCTCGGGAATGGGTGCGATGTTGGATTTGAGCCGCGCGTCGGACGAAGAGACGAAGTTCGGCGCGGTCACCGTGCCGGTAAAGGTCGCCCCAGTCAGTTTGGCAAATGCGCTGGCGTGACTGCCATCCAGAAGATCGGCATCAAGGCCTGAGCCAGCCCCATCCACGGTCACCAGCTTGGCAAGCACCTGGGCGGCCGTGTCCGGGGACCCATCTGCGCCAGCCGGGCCCTGAAGGCCAGTTGCACCAGTTGCCCCGGCGGGTCCCTGTGGTCCTGTCGGACCGGTGGCGCCTGTATCCCCCTTGGGGCCTGTCGCGCCGGTTGGTCCGGTGGCGCCGGTATCGCCCTTGAGGTTGACGTAAGCCCCCCAAGTGGAACCGTTGTAAAATCGCAGGCTGGTTCCGGACCATTGATGCGCTGGTGTAGGTCCTGTGACGCCCGTCGGACCCTGAGGACCTGTCGCGCCTGTGTCACCTTTCGGGCCTGTTGCTCCCGTTGCCCCAGTGGGACCCTGAGGCCCTGTTGGCCCGGTCACGCCCTGAGGACCAGCCGGTCCTGCGGGTCCTTGCGGTCCAGTTTGTCCGAGCTCAATAACGGTTTCGGACCCGGAGACACGCTTCAGGAACAGCTTGCCGTCGGGGACATTTACCGCCAACTCACCAGCAGCGAGTTGTGCGGTGCTGGGTACCCGGCCGGCCACGGTCGTTCGTTTGACCAAAACGGTATTTGCCATGATCAGAAGGTCCCACCGTCAAGGGTGATCCCGTTGATCGACCCACCGGTGATCGCGACATTGCTGGAGGCTTGCGTGGCCATGGACCCCAGTCCGAGGTTCGACCGCGACGTTGCTTTATTGGGGAGGTCGGACAGGTTCGATGCGGCAGAGAGCTTGCCTGCAAGCGCGTTGGTGACGGTCGTTGCAAAGTTCGGATCATCGCCAAGCGCTGCGGCCAACTCGTTCAGCGTGTCCATGGCGCCGGGAGCGGCATCGATAAGCGCACCAATGGCGGAGGCAACAAAGGCTGTGGTCGCGATCTGCGTCGTGTTCGTGCCGGCCGTTGCAGTGGGGGCGGTCGGCGATCCTGTCAGCGCAGGCGATGCAAGAGGCGCCTTTGCATCCAGCGCCGTCTGGAGCCCCGTAACTTGCGCAATCGAATGGCTGTGGGTTGAGGGCGTGAAGCTTGTGGGTTTGCCCGTGATCCCGGCCCAGGGAGCGGCATCCGCAACTTCCGCGGCATCCACCTTGCCATCATTGTCGGTGTCATAGGTGGATTTTGCCATGTCGCCGGCGCCAAAGCCGGCAATGGCCTGATTGACGAAGGCCGTCGTTGCAATCTGTGTCGAGTCCGTGCCCGCGACCGCCGTCGGCGCCGTGGGCGATCCCGTGAAGGTGGGTGACGCCAAGGGCGCTTTCGCTGATAGCAGACTGTCGACCTGCGACTTGCGAACAAGATCGGTCCCGCTGCTGGCATCTTGTCCAGATTTTGGCACGAGAGAGAAGGTTTTGGCCCCACCAACTGTCTGCGTGCCCACCAGCGCCAGAAAACTGCCACTCCCTGCTACGGGGACAATGGAGGTTGCAGTGCCGCTGCCGTCGTCGCCCTTGCCGACATAGACCGTGTTGTCGACTTCGTTATGCGCCAGTTCGCCGGACTTAAGCGCTGCAGGAGCACCTGCCACGCCCGAGACGCGGCGTTTGAGCTGGATGTTATTGGCCATCAGAAAAATCCTCCATTGATGGGGGCGTCGGTGGGCAGGATCGTGATGCCCGGATCACCTTGATCGCCCTTGTCGCCTTGGGGGCCTGTCGCCCCTTGCGGTCCTGGCTGGCCGCCGAGGCGTATGCGGAAGGGTCCAGTGACGACGCGCACCTTGATTGGCGCGGTGATGATAATCGGGCCTGTTTGCTGGATCACTTCGCTCATGGGCTTAGCCCTCGGGTCACCGGCAGCATCACGGGGATTTCGAGAAGGAAGCCCAAGTGTAGGTCTGGCTCGAGATCGGTGCGCACCAAGTCCAGCACCACGCGCCCAGGCGAAAGCGCCGCGGTTTGGGACGGCGTGAGAGACAGTTCCAACACCGTATCGGTGATGTGCTCTATCCCGCCATCAGCGCTTAAGAGTTCTGCCAGTAGCGTCGGATCACTGGGTTTTAGGCGCAGATGGCCGGCATAGCTTGCGCCCTCTGCAAAGACCGGTGCTTCCGCCTCAATCTGCAGCCGCCAAGCGTAGCCGATGAGGATGGCTGGCCCTTCGCTCAAGGTGGCCACCGTCATGGCTGCCACCCACAGAGCCGCGCGCCGACTTCGTTATGAGCAACGATCTGGGCCAGAGTGTCATCGCTCAGCACATCCTGACGGGACGGACGAATGGGCTCAGCCCAATCGCAATCGTCGCGCAACCCTCGCGGATCAATCGCGCATCCAGCGGTCAGCCCGACGGTCAAGCTCAGCGCGGTCAGTATTCTGAACCTCATGGCGGATGTCCTTGGATGATTGCAGTGCCCGGACCCGGGCGTCGGCGCGGCGGATGGCGAGGTCGGCCTCTGCGGCGTGCTTGCCCTGCCGGAGCAGGATCCAGACTGCGACGCCAACGGCCGCAACAATCGCGCCCCAATAAGCGAAGCGTCGACCAAGGCCGGAGAGCAGCGCGGTTAGAACGAGGCTCATGGCGTTTTCCCCGAGCGGTGATCGTCGATCCGGGCCGCCTTTGCGCGCAGCGCATAAACGACCACGCCGATGAACACCCCCGCACCAATCCATGGCAGGGCGATGGAAAGTGCGTTTTCCAGACCGATTAAGGTGAACACGCGCCCGGCCATGTCTCGGGCCTGCTCGGCCTCCATCAGCGCCGGGGCGATCTGGCTGCCGATCGATCCCGCCGCACCAATGACACCGAGACCGATCTGCGCATTGGATGCTGTTACGATCCGGCTTTCCGTTGGCGCACCAGATGCCCTCTCAGGTGCGATTTCGCGAGGAGACGCTCTTTCCAGCGCTTCGGTCAGCGCCACATCGATGATCGGCACGAGAGCCAGATCGTTGTCGTTTCGAAAGGCCAAAATGGCAGCGCGGGTGCGTGGCCCAACTTTTCCGTCGATTTGGCCGACTTCGTGATAGCCGAGGTCTTTCAGACGTCTTTGCACCGCCTCGACGGACATCGTTACGCTCGGCGCGACATTGCCCGCACGCCGCAGGCCGAGAAGTTTCGAGACCGAAAAGCGCTTTACATTGACGGCGTCGTCTTGGTTGCCGCCGAGACCCCAGACCCATTGTCCCTCGATCCGATCGATGAAGAAGACATGGCCCTGCCAGCGGGAACTGCCGCGGGGGATCACGCCGATGTCGCCTTGTTGGGCGTCTGCCACCTCGATGGGCACGCCCCAGTCGAGGTAAGAGCGCGCCGTCAGCTTGCGGGTCGAGCGGATCCCGGCCCGCTCGAGGCAATGCCCGACGAATGCCGCACACCAGGCGACGCTATCATGCTCAACCCAGTCGTGACCGACCGAGGCATACATCTCCATGATGATGAGGTTGTCGGCGGGGCCCGGGCCCTCGGTCGTGCCGATGTAGCTGCGGGCGATGTCGAATGGCGTCATGGTTATCTCCCATGCAATGCAAAACGCCGCCCCGGATGGGACGGCGCGTAGAATTTCTGTGAGGGATGGACGGGTTACTTCTTGCGGCAGAGCCAGGCCGCCAGCAGAGCTTCCGCCCCGCGCGGGCCCAGATAAGCGAGGGTTGCCACGAACCCCGTCGAGACGGGCTGCGAGAGACCAATGTAACGTGCCGCAGCCTCCCCGATCAGCGCCATGCCGACGGCCACCGGGATTTCCCAGAGGAGTTCTTTTCCGAAGAAGCGGCGGTTGCCGAGCTTCACCTCGCCCGAATGCCACATCAGCCGTCCGGTGAAGGCACCGATCAGCGTGGTCACGGCGCCTCCGAAGAACGAGTTGATCATATCGATGAACCCACCATCATTCATGGGCGCGCCTCCTCAAGCGCCGCCACCCGGGCGGCCAGTTCCTTGACGGCCTCGATCAGAAGGCCAGTGATATTGCCGTAAGCGACCGAGAGTTGGCCTGCCTCGCCCACCCGCACGACTTCGGGCAGGACCGGCTCCACTTCTTGGGCGATGACGCCGATCTGGCGGCTGCCACCCATGCTGAAGCGCACCCCGCGCAGGGCGGAGACAAGAGCCAGCGCATTGGCGATGGTCTCGACATCGGACTTTAATCGGGCATCGGATGAGGAAACAAAGTTCGGGGCGGTCACGACGCCAGTGAACGTTGCTCCGGACAGTGCCGCTTTTGCCGCGATCGCCGCGTCGTAGTCGGCTGCGGATTTCGTGGCCATTGTTCCGAGGCCAAGGTTTGTGCGCGCCACGGCCGTGTTGGCAAGTCCCGCCAGATTGCCTGCCGCATCCAGCAGTGCGTCCCAGCCTGTGTTGGTGGCGTTTCGTCGGCGCAGCACCGGCGGCGATACCGAGGTATCGACCCAAAGCATACCGGCAACCGTGGCTGTTGGTGCCGAGGACCCGGCACTCGTCGATTGCAATGCGGCGATCACCTCATTGATGCGCGCTCGAACGGCCGCGCCTGCGTCGTTCGCGATCACGAAGCTGGATGTCTGCGCCATTAGGCCACCTCGTCGGCATAAAGCCGCAATTGGCTGACGATGGGCGTGTAGGACGCATCCTTCGTCGTTAGATGCGCCCGCGCCTCTACCGCGCGGGCTTCGATTTCGTGGTTGTCGAGGCGACCCCAGGGACCCCAGTTCGGCGATGCGGCCGGATCGTCATCGGTTTCGCGGATCTCGAAGAGCACATCGATTTCTGCGCCGGCCGAGCCGTCGAAGTCGGCCCATGTGTCCATGAGTGCGGTCCGCGTGTCGATCCGGTCATTGAGCGCCAGGGCGGCAACGCCGATTTCCGAGCGGAGCCGCACGCGTTTCACAGCTCCGAGATCGAGCCCGGCGGCAAAGGCGTATTGCCCCTCCATCGTGTTGACCTGTGTCACTCCATTTTCGGTTGCCGTGGCGAGGGTCAGGTTCGAACCCGTGACCTGTAGCCCTGATTTCGCTCCGAAGAAGCCGGGATCGGCCTGCAGGAAGTCCAAGGTCGAGAAGGCCAGCACCTGCGCGCCCTTGGTCGAGACGCGGGTTTCAGGGCCGGCGCGGCCGCCGCTGTCCTCGGCGCGTACCAGGTAGGTCCCGGGTTTCAAAGGCACGACGGCGATGGCTTCGCCGCCCGAGACCCGGTCCATAGAATAGCTGTCGGCCCAGGTGGCCGTCGCTTCCTTGGAATGGCGGATCACGATGTTGCCACCGACCCGCACGTCGGGATCGGCCGAGCGTGTCCATTTGAGGATCGCAAGGCCACCTGCCGTTTGCAGCGTCACATTCTCAAGCTGCGCCGGAGGCGCGGTCAGGCCGAGGATTTCAACCGCTGTCTCCTGCCAGATCGAGGAAACGCCCAGAACCGAGATGGCTTTGACCCGGAAGGCCCAATCCCCCGGCGCGATGTCGCGGATTTCAAGCGCGGTGCCATCGGTGCGGCCATAGTCGATCCACTCGGCCGCGCCCGTCAGTTTGCCTTGCAGCTGATAGGCCGCAACAAATCCCGAGGGTGCCGCCTCCCAACTGATTTTCGCGAGCACCTTCAGCCCACCCCCATCCCGCGTGATGTAGAGGTCCTCGGTGACCTGCGGCGCGCCGGGTGCCGGGATGTCATAGGCGTTGGGCAGAGCCGTGCGTGGGGCAGCTGCGTAGATCTGCTGCTCAGAGGCCGACCAGTCATAGATCAAGGGCGATGTCTCGCGCAGAACGAGTTCTGGCAGCAGGAGTGCGCCATCTCCCGAGGCTGTTAGGTCAAGGCTGACCCCGTGCACCTCGAAGGGTTTGGCAGCAAAGCCCCAACGGGCATAGGAGAGTGTCACCACATCGCCGACGGTGGCGGCCCAGGCAGACAGTTTCCCCGACAACCGTACCGTCATCTGCCGACGCGCGCGCTCGAGCTCGATTTTCGCGAGCCGCTGCGCCATTGACGCGGAGATCGTGAAGGGCAGCGAGATGTCGCGCCATTTCCGCTCACCACCGTCCTCAGCGAGGTAAACATCCGAGGCATAGGCTGGAAAGTCATCTGGCTGCCAGTCGTTCTCGGGGCTGACGAACTGCCCACGTACGCCGTTGAAGTTCGATGACATCGTCACGCGCGTGGCGAGCGTCAGCCCGCCCTCGCGCACATGGTCCGGGGTCAGCGCCACATCGGGCGCACGCCAGGCCCCAGCATGAATGCGCCAGGACCCGCTCGAGAAGGCGCAGCGGCCTGCGAAGCTCGACAGCATCCCCTCGATGATCGTCTTCGGGACCTCAGAGAGGGTGATCACCCCGTTGCAGGCGTAACGCGGCTCGGATCCACCGCCTGCAAGCGGAACAGCCTCGTCACAGATGTTCGCGGCCTCAACGAGGGACATCTCGTCGATCCCGTCGGGCTCTCCAATGCGCGCGCCGATGCCCCAGGTCGAATTGGCCATATAATCGGCCAGGCAGAGGGCGGGGTTTTCCGAATAGCCTGCGGTTTGGGTCCGCGGATCCCAGATGTCGTCCTTGCCCTCAAGATCGACCGTGATGTTCGGGATCCCGCCCGGGAAGGCATCCTGGTCATAGGTTAGCCGCAGCCGGATTGCGGCACAGCCCCGTAGCCGATGGTTCTCGGTCCATTTGTCGGGAAGCGCAGCTTTCAGGCCCGCGAAGGCGGTCTGGTTGGCGGCGCCGAGTTTCTTCTCGACGACGACCTTTCCGGCCCATCGGCCCTGCGCGACCCCAGCGGCATTCACAGCCACTTCGCCCTCAAAATAGATGGCTCCGATCGATTTGACCCGATGCGTGGCCAGCACGATCACCAGGTCGAGGTATTTGTTATCCGACCCCGAGGAGTGCAGGAAGACGATGACCCCGCCCTTGCGCGTACGGCCATAGACGAGGTCGCGCGGCACGACGGGCTCGCGGATCGTCACCGTCCGCGGCTGCATCGTGGTCTGCGGTTTTGGCATCAATGCCTGCGCCGCATAGGACAGCAGAAGCGTGCCGCCGATCCGCAGAAGGGCCGCGCCAATGCCGCCTGCAGCCAATACGCCGCTGATCGCCCCCGCGATCGCGGTGACGGCTGTCACGATGAAGGGCATGGAGTGGATCCGTGTTCAGATGGGCCAGGTAAGTCGGCAAGAGGTCAGCGGCACGGTCACGAGGCCCGCGGGCGCCATGCCGACTGCCGAAGCCCCAGTGCAAATGCCGAAGCCGAGGCCAGTGTCGGCCAAAACGACGTCGCCCCGCTGGGCGAGAAAGATAGACGGGCGTGGTTCGCCCAAAAGGGAGCGCCCCATTTCTTCAAGCGAGGCCCAGCCCAGTCGGCGCATCACACGTTCGCCGCCGAGCGCGGTGGTGTAGCGCCCGCGCCAGAGGGACGCGATATCCTCACCGCCGGTCAGGATCATGCGCGTCTCGAAAGCAAAGGTTGGGCAGTCATGGACGCCCCAAACGAAAGGCTTCGCCCGCGCCGTATCGATGGCTGCCGCGAGAAGACGTTCCCAGTGGTCAACGCGTGCCATGTCTATCCCCGCCCCCAGGTGATTTCCCTGTCTTGGATCGCGGTTACATATTCAAATCCAAGATCGCCCGGGAACAGCACCTGCTGGCTTTCGTGCGTGTAGCGCCAGGTCCGAGCCACGGTCAGGTCGATGAGGCGGCTTTCATAGCTGATGGTGATCGTGCAGGTATCCGCGTCATCCTTGATTTCCGGGACGTCGAGCCTGCCCGAGAAAGCCTGCACCGGATCGGCGATGATGCTGCCATCCTCGGCCAGCAGTCCCAGCCATATCCTACCCGGCAGGCCCTGACGCGCTTCATCGATCGCCATCTGCACGAGATCGAGCGGCACGCCGGAAAGCGACACAGCCGTGCCGCCCGCCACGACCTCGCCGGTTTCGTCGAGGGAGCCGAGCCCGAGAAGAGACCCAGCCCCGGCCCAAGTTTGTCCATTCCAAGTCACAGCCCCAAGGCCAGACCAGATCCGAACCCAGCCTGTCGCGAACTGGCCCTCGAAGAAGATGACGGGGCGCAGGCTTTGATCCGCCAGTGCGGTTGCAAAGGCGACGGTGAGATCACGGCTCATTAGAGGGCCTCTCGCGCTGAGATCGTGAAGCGGTGCTGATCCGCACGGCTGATGACCGAGGGGACCGGGGCCGTCAGCCGCAACAGGACCGAAGGAGCATCAAGGCCGAGCAGTGTGCCGACCGGCACGGAAGCCCGAAGCGGCGGCACGAAGGCGAGCGTGGCCTCACTGCCCACAGGCGTCACATCCGCCGTAAACTGATAAAGCCGCGTGGTTGCATCCGAACCCAGTTGGAAGAAGTCGCCAGCGCGCAGCCCAAGCCCCCAACCGGCCGTGCGAAGCGTCGATGCTCCAGCGACTTGAGCCTCAGTGACGTAAGGATTGCCAGCCGCCAACGGCACCTCGATCGAAGGATCGGGGAAGAGGAACCGGCCCCGCAAACCACCAAGGGCGGCGAAGAAGGCCGAGAGCCGCCGGGCCTTCGCCCCTTGAGTCACCGCCATTTCGATCTGGTACTCCCACCAGGACGCACCCCAGTCCTGGATCTGGGACGTGCCGGTAAAGGGCGAGCGTGCCTCGGCGACCGACGTAACCAAGCGCCGCTCGAGCGAAGAGACGAGCGTCAGTGGCAAGAGAGGAATAGCCATGACTTTAGATCACCTGACCCCGGCGCCGCCCATCGGCCACGCTTTCTTTGGCGATGCGGGCGATCTCCGGGATCGCCGCCCGAAGGCGGGCGTCGATCTGCTCAGCCACGCCCATCTGCGCCCCGCGCGCGTCGATGTTCACGGTTACGCCCGAGCCAGAACTGCCGCCCCGGCCATAGTCCGCCGCCTCGCGTCGGTTCAGCACCCGCTCACCGCGCTGCAGGATTGTTGGAACTTCGTCGGGGCGGAGTCCCGCCAAACCGCCGGAATGCATGCGGGGCGCCGCTGCGAAAGCCATCGCAGGCAGCGAGCGGCTATGTCCGGACAGTCCGACAATACCGCCCGCATGCGAGACAGCCGCCGCAACGGACCCGCCGCCAAAGATGCCGGAGAGCGCTGAGGCGATGGGCCCCAGCACCGCGCGCTTGAACGACAGAACCGCCAGGTCCGCCAGGATCGAGCGCACGAGGCTTTTGAAGTCGAACTTGCCGGTCTCAACAAAGCTCCGAAACGCGCTTTCCGCGCCACTGAAAGCGCCCGTTAGGGTTTCGCCGAGGCCTTTGCCCCAGTTCAGGGCGTCGGTGGCATAAGCCTGAAGAGATTCAGAGACTGCACGCCAACCGGTGGCGATCCGTTCTCCTGCGCTGCCCGCAGCCCCTCCCGCGCGCGCCATGGCATCCGACAGCCGATCTGCTGAGACAGTCGCCTCATCCAGCGCAGCCGCGCCTTCTTCGGCGGTGCCCGCAACGGCGTCACGAAGCGCGCCCCAGGAGGTAAGTGGAGCCGTCGCGCCATTCGCAAGGTCTGTGGCGGCACGCCGGTAAATATTGGCTGTTTCCAGTGCATCCGCCGCAATGCCATCAAGGCCAAGATCGGGAGCTGTGAGCGGATTGTCCTCAAAGGCTCGGCGAAACGCCTCTGCAGCAGCCGTTCCCGCATCGGCGGAGGCCCCGGCGAAGGGATTGGGGATATCGCCGAGGCTGATTTCGCCGATCTGACCAAAGGTGGTTTCGATGCCGACCGCCGCCAACGCGTCGCGAATGCGCCCGGTAAAGGCGTCGATCCGGCGGATCGCGCCGTTCAGCATGGCCTCGATGCCATCCAGCATGCGGTTGGCCGCCGAGAAGACCAGATCCCCGATCACATCCGGTAGGCGCGACCAGATTTCGCGCACGGCCAAAAGCGCGCCCTCGAAGGTGTTGGCGGTGGTGTTGCCAAAGGCGACCACACTCTCGATGGCTCCAGCCATGCCGGTCGCCGCATCGGCTTTGAGATCATAAAACATGGCTGTGGCACGCGACCCGGCCGCGTTGGCCCCCATTTTGATCCGTTCCCAGACCTCGACAGCGACATCTTTCAAGAGCCGCATGGCTTCACCGAAGCCGCCTGCGCCAGACGCCAACCGGCTGAACCAGTAGACCAGTTCGCCTGCGCCCACGATCAGCGCACCGATTCCGGTGCGGATCAACGCGCCTTTCAGGACCACGAGCGTTGTAGCCAAACCCCGCACCGACAGGGCGGCAGCCGCCGTCGCGGCCACCCAGCGACCCGCGAGGAAGGTGGCAAAGGTGCCTGCGTAGATCGCGAGCCGGTCGAGATTGGCGAGCACCGTGTCGAAGGCTCGGCTGATCGGGCTGGTGGAAGAGGCCAGCGCGACAAAGGCATTGGCCGCGGCCTCTAGCGTGGGTGCCAGCGCCACGGCGATCCGATTGCGCACCCCGGCGAAGACCTGGCCGATACTGACCAGCGCCAGTTCGGACCGGCGCATCGCGGCAATCGCGTCCGCATCTAAAACAGCGCCTAATGCCTGCGCCTGCGCGCCAAGCCTGGTCATCTCTGCACCGCCGTTTTGCAGGAGCGGGATCAGCCGCGTCGCATCCGAGGCCATCGCCTCGAGATAGAAGGTCATCTCCTGTTGGCTGACGCCCGCCCGCTCGAGACTGTCGATATAGAGTTGCAGGGCTTCCGGCCCCGAAAGCCTGGCGAACTGGTCCGCCGTCACCCCCACTCTTGGCGCGATGTTCTCGAAGAAATCCGCCATAGGACCGCCGCCGGTTTGCAGGAAGTCGCCCACGCGGTCGTTCACGTCCTTCAGGATGTCGGCGAGCTTTTCTTGTTCGATGCCGACGGTGGCCGAGGCCGCTGACCAGCGCTGGAAGACCTCCGGGTTTGCATTAGCCACCTGGCTGAGTTGGCCGATCTCGTTGGCGGCGGCAACGGTTGAGCGGGTCATCGCGACAACGGCACCGGCCAAAGCAGTTGCGGCAGCGGTCGCCGCGATCCGCGCTCGGCGCGCGAAGGCGGCCATGCGGGCGTTCGCGAGCTCCATTTCACGGCTGAGACGCCCGAAGCCCCGAGACCCGGCCTCTCCGACGCCTTCCAACTCGGCGCGCACTTGTCGACCGCCGGTCGCGGAGAGCCGGACGCTGACACGTTTCTCTGCCATCGGAACATTTCCTTGGTGGGGCACACCTCGTTCCCAATGGAAACGAGGTCAGGTCAGGCCTGATCCGGCCTGCAGGGTTTCGTTGATCTTGCGCACCATCACCGCCTCAATGGACGGCAGCAGCTCCGCGACGGTGAGGGGCGAAAGCCCAAGGGCTGCCCCAAGCTGTAGCGCTGCCCCCATATCCCAACCGAGGACGGCACCGCCGCTCAAGCTGCCCGCAACACGCACCTGACTGCCGAGGCGTTGAACCAGGTCCCAAACCTGCCAACCCTCAAGGGTTACGGGTTTATGGAGGCGGCCTGGGCAGTCCGGGCATGCACCCGAACAGGCCGCGCAGTAGTCACCGCCCCCGCCGAATTCCCACTCGGCGAGAGCGGTCAGACGTTTTTTTCCGCGTCCAGAATAAGCGCGCCTGCGATATATTTTGTCTGGAAGGCCTCGAAGATCGGCCAGAGTTCCAGAAGGGCGTCGATGCCCTCAGGCGTCAGAGGAAGTGGATTACCGTCCTCATCACCGACGCCGTCCCAATCTTTCACGACGATCCGGGCGACGGCCTTGGCCACGATGCGCGCGAGATCGTCATTGGAATGGGCCGCATCGCTGTCCGCTTCCACCGCCGCGGCGACAATTGCCGGATCGCTGCGCGCGGCCAACATGATGGCGGTCGTCAGCGGCTCTGCGAGCAGTCGGACACCATGGCCAAGTTCGAGCCAGCGCGGTTCATTCGACAGGTTCAGGCGCAGCATCAGTAATCCTCGCGGTCATTGGTCAGCGTGACGGTGCACATCCGGCCCAGCACGGGATCACTGGCAGCCTGCCAATCAAAAGTCGCCTGCACGCCTTGCGGGCCGGAAATTTCGATCCGGGGACGCGGCAGGTAAACGGCATGGGCAGTCAGAGTCAGGATCTCGCCTGTCGGCAGCGTGTAGGAAAACTCCAACTCGCAGGCCTCGCCATTGATCGCTTGGGTCACCAGCGTCTGATCGGCAAAGCGCACCACGACATTGCCGGTGAGCGCCGCGATGGACGGGTCCGCGCCATCGATCTTTCCGTCGGCCCGGATCGTCTCAATCCGGTCGAGGTTGTTGGCATAGGTAAGGTCGGCAGAGACAACGTTACCAATATTGGCTCCATTCCGAGTGATCGCCCCGTTGAAATGGCCAAAGCGTTTCAGCGCGATGTTGGCTGGCGTGCCCACCGCGGTGCTCGTGGCGATCGCTTCGCCTTGGGCTACGATGCTGGCCGTCGCGGTCAGCAACCCAGACCGCGCCATCTGCCAGTTGATGCTGTCGACCATGCAGCCGGAATACATGGCAAAGCGCGGCACCTCAGGCATTCCGGTCTCGACCGAGAACGACGGCAGTGCCCAGTTTCCAGAGCGGAACTCGTGGGTGTAGGACCCGGCGCCGGTGGTTGTCGGGGCGCCGAACGCAGCCTTGAGCCAGAAGCCGAAGGCTTCAGCATCGATTGGAATAACCACGTCGCCGTCTGCCGTCACCGCGTCCTTGATCGGGGCCTGCGGATCGCGGCCATAGCCCAGAAGCTCCGATGTCTGCAGCGGTTGCTCGGCCCCTAGCGTCGTGCTGGCGAATGGCATCCTGGTGAAGCCGCTCACTGGCGGCATGCCATAGGTCGTCTCGAACGCAAGCGCCATCTGCGCTCGCGCCCCTTGGGCTCGTGCCATGTTGTTCTCCTCGGGTTGTCGGGGTCAGGCCAGCGGGTCGGCCGTGGAATAGTGCAGCACCACCGGGAGTGAGGCGGATGAGATGACAGTCCAGTGGACTGTCGTCCCGCCGAACGCGGCCTTCAGGCTAGCCGCGAAGTCACCCCAGTGGGTCAGCTGTTGAATAGTGCAAGACGACCGGAATTACCGCCGCCTTCAGGCTGGCCGCGCCCTCGACAGGCAGATCTACAGGCTGCGGCGCCTCCGCCTCGACCCAATCGCAGATCCCGCCGAGCGTGCGATCGGCGGCGAGCACCGTGCCAATGCTGGCGCACAGCATATCGAAAGCGCCATCACGGTCGGTGCCTTGCACGACCGCTTCTATCTCGGCCCGATGCTGGTAGTGGTAGCGCAGGGGCGACAAGGTAACCTCCGGCTCCCCCGGCTCGCCATCGCGCAGTATCAGCAGCCCCTCGGCCGGGACGCGCTCGGGCAGCACCTCGCCGCGCAGAGCGGCGGCGGGCAGCGCCGAAAGCCGCGCGTGCAGCGCGGTGAGGGTTTGTTCTCTATGCGAAGTCACGATCCTGGGCCTTTAAAGCGTTTCCTCACCAACGTACGATACAGGTATCCCATTCCAGGTTTGTATTGCTGGGTGGGCAGGTCTCTTCTGAGAGAAAAAATATAAGTGAAATCAACACAAAAGAGAGAAATACTGCACCCAAAATAATTGCGCGCAATCTAACTTCGGGCATCGATGCTGCTCCAATTTTTTTCAATGTAAAGTAAGTCATCTTCCCAATGCTGGACGGCAAGTTCCATATTTGGGAACTTCTTCCCACTTGATGCAAGAACGCGAATGACCCGATGAAGTTTACGGTATCGTTGCCTCGTATTGGGTTCGCCCCATTCAGCCATGTAGGCAGGCGAGGCAACGGGAGGTAAAGTACCAGACATGATGTAGTCTAGCTTTAATCTACGCTGCTTTTCAGGCGCACCATCGTTCCCAACCTTGTAACCTACTACTGACAGTACACCATGCTCGGGCGAAGTTGCTTTGTAGTCGCCCTTACGGAAAAGATGTAACCTGCGCGCCCACTCATCTTGTACAGCATCAATAACAAGAACAGCATCCTTGTTATCAGCGTTTTTTTCCAACAATGCTTGCGCATTACCGAGCAAACGCGCCAATGCATTGTCATCCATTTGACCAATTTTATCGAGAATTTTTGGCATCAGTTCATCTCGGTAACTATGCCTATTATTGGTTCTCCAGCTCTCACCAAAGCAACTCCCGCGCGCCCGTAAAGGCTCGCCCAATGATCTCCAGGACTGTCAAATTCCCAAATCTCGTCGTTCGGACCAATTTTCCCAAAAACTTCGTCCCATTCGGACCGCAAATTTACAAATCCACGTGCTATCTCACGGATCTTTTCATCGCGTTCACTTTGAGCGAACGCATTGGTATTCCCGGAAACAAGTCTCGTTGTTAACCATTCTTCGGGTATATTGGGGTCAACCATATTTCACCTCGCTACGCTGACGTACCAAGCAGAACAGTTGTCGAAAGGATTTTCAACTCTTTCGACTGGCCACCCAGTTCGCCACGATCAGCCCCGGCACCGCCGCCTGCGCGCGCTCCGCATCCCGCGCGAGGTCCAGCCGTTTTGGCAGCTTCACCTGTGGCACCAGCAGAAAAATCGGCACCGTTGACTTGCCTCGGCCCGTCTTGGACCGTGACGCAACGCCAAGCCCGCGACTGTTCAACCGACCATCCGCCACCAGAAGGCTCGGGCCGCGGCGCCGATAGACGAACCGTAACCGCATCCCGCGGCGGCGCTCCCATTCCCCGGGCGTGATGCGCCCGCCTTTCAGGCCCTTGCCGGCCGCCGCCGTCGGTATGGCCAGCCAAAAGCCGTCTTTCGAGCGGATCAGCGGGCCCGTGTCATGTGCCCCGACAATTTCTGGGGCCTTCGACCAAACGAGCGCGGCGGCTTTCAAGCTGTCACCAGCCTTTGGATAAGTCTGGCTCCGGATCGAATTTGCCAAGCGTCGGCCCAGCCCCGCTTGGGTAATCTGCCCACGCCAAGCGGATTTCAGGTCCGTTCCGGCTTCCCGCATCGCGACGCTCACAGCCTTTTCGCCGGCCTTGATCTCGGCGGCCATCACGGCGACGAGGTCAGGTGTGATGTCGATGCCAAGCTTCATGCCGGGGTCAGTTCTATCGTCCAAATGAGCCGCTCGCGGTCACGCCGCGGTTCGCCCTGGATCAGGAAGGTTTCCTCCCCGATCAGGATCTGCTCCTGAGGGCGTGGGTCCGGAATATCCACCACCCGAACATCGATCCGAGTGGTGTCTGACATAAGCCGCGCCGATCCGAACTCAGTGATCTCATCGGGGCGGCGCAAGATGCCCCGGGCGCGCGTAAACTGCCCTTCGCTGTCCCGATGCCAGATCTCGACCGAGAGATTGGCATCGAGGAACAGCACCCCGAGGGCTTCAGTGAAGGCGCTCATCAGGTCCGCTTGGCCGAGCGAAGCACCTGCGGGCGGGTGCAGATCGGCAGCGGGTTGCTTTCGATCTCGAGGCGCACCCATTCGTCCCGGTCGCGATCAGGGATCATGCGCGCATAAAGCGGTAGACCCAGCGTGTTCACCGTCTCGAACGTGTCGGCCGGCGCGTAGTAGATCTCGAAAAGCCCCTCGACGCCTTCGGGATAGAAATACGCCTTGTCGGTCGGCACGCCAAAGCCGAGGCCACCGCGGTAGCGGCGGAAGGTGATGCCGCCAAAGCTGACCTCTTCGCCCACGCGGCCGCGCAGATCGGCAGCAGCTGCGGTGTTGAGATAGGTTTCACGGACCTCCTTGTGGGCCACGAGATCGGCGAAGAAGGCCGAGCCGCATTCGGCGCGGAGCTGCACTTGACCGGCAGCAAGCCCGCCAAGGCTGTCTTCCACGCTTTCGATCAAGGCCTGGCAACGCTTGCGCAGGGCGCCCGAGGCGGGCGACTGGTTGTCGAGATCGAAGTCGACCTCGGCCGCCGGGGTGATGCCAAATTCGGTGTAGTAGTTGATGACCGTCGCCCCATCCTTCGGGTCCTTCACCACGCCTTGAATGCCGTTGAAGAGGTGGAACTCGAAAGTGGCCTCGGCGTCGTTGCGCAGCCGCCTCATCTTGACGGCCACTTCGGACTGTAGCTGCTGGACTGCTGTCTCCGAGCCGAAGTCCCGGACGCCCTGGATTTCCGAGGCCCAGAGAACATCCTGCTTCTTGAACTGGCGGCATACGAAGGCGCGCATGTCGCGCCGCTCGGGCACCTGTTGTTCATAGGCCGAGCCGCGTTCCGAGAACGGGATCAGCGACAGCGTGCCATCGCGGCTTTCGATCATCACAGTGCGGCTTCTCACGCCGCGCGAGCCGAACAGGCCGGAGCCCGATAGGATCGCCGGTTTGAAGGGGATGTTTTCCAGAGCCCGGGTGAGCTCGATGATGCTGAAGGCGTCGCCCTCAAAGATGTCCATGGTTGCCATATGTGGGGATCCTTATGTCAGAGGGCTCAGCGCAGGATGATGCCGAGAGCGGCCAAAGCCGTGGTGGCGGCGGTGATCTGGGCCTCGGTCGCGCCATCAGGCCAGACGAGTTCATGCTGGTTCACAAGCGTAGGCCCGCGCAGCACGACAACGCCGGGTGCATCAGCTGCTGAGGCATCGACGCCAGCCCAGAGAATGCCAGCAGCATTTTGGCTGCCGTTCGTAGCCGCAGGCGCGAGCCCGGTGTATTTTCCGTCGGTGGTAATCTTGCCGAGCACGGTGCCGGGCTCGAGCTTTCCAGCCCCCGAGGCGATGGTGATGGTTTCTCGGGTGTAATCGCGGAGCACTTCCCAGACGAGGAAGCCGCCCGCGTGTTTGCCTTCAGTGAGCGTCGTCATGATACGTTAGCCTTTCGTCTTGAAGGTGCGGGCGATCACATCGCCCCAGGATTGGGTGGTGGCCGCACGCCCGGGCTGCGCATGGGCCGCGGTGATGTCGAGAGTGGCTTCGGCCTTTGCCGCGAGAAGACGATTTCGGACCTCGTCGAGAGCCACGTCCTCCTCGAGGAAGCGGCCCGCCATTTGCGGCTGGCCTGCAAGGCGGCAAAGATCGATCACGGCGCGCGCATGGGCCATGGCCTCGGCGCGAACCGTCGCGGTGTCGGCCATTGCGGACTCACTTGCGGCCATGGTTGGCGTTTCCGCAGCCGGGTGTTCGGGGTCAGGCAGGGTGTTGGCGTATGCAACACCCTCGGACTGGGGCTCAGGGGCTGCAGGCTCGTCTACCTCACTTGCCGCTTCGACCACTTCTGGCGGCGCGTTGCGGAACCTGGCCACGTCAAAGGAGGCGGCGAGTTTCACAGGCTCGGCAATTCGGTCGATGAAGCCGAGATCCAGTGCATCCTTGGCATCGAGCCAGGTCTCGGCTGCCATCAGGGCGGCAATCTCTTCGTCGCCCTTTCCCGATTTCGATGCATACCCTTGGATCAGGCTGCCTTTCACCTTGTCGAGGGCCTCGGCCGTTGACCGCATATCCTCGGCCGTGCCCATGACCAACCCCGAGGGGTCATGGATCATCAGGAAGGCGTTTTCAGGCATGACGATGGTGTCACCCGCCATGGCGATGTAGCTTGCCGCCGAGGCCGCGATGCCATCGATCCAAACGGTGATGTCGCCCGCATGGCGCTTCAGCGCGTTGTAGATGGCGACTGCATCAAAGACCGAGCCGCCGGGGCTGTTGAGGCGCAGATCAATCGCCGCATCGTCGGGCAGCGCACCGAGTTCCGCGAGGAACCCCTTTGCTGTGACGCCATAGGCGCCGATTTCGTCATAGATCAGCACTTCCGTGCCCGAGGTGCGGGCACGGATCGTGTACCAGGATTTCATGGGATCACTCCTGTTGTAGGTCGGGGTCCGCGCTACCGTCGGACGGTCCGTCACTCGAATTTGGGTTGGGCTCTTGGATGGGCGTTGCCCTTGCCCCCTGCGTTTCGCCGGGGCTGGCGCGATAGGTCAGGCCCAGATCGGCTGCCCGTTTCGCGTCCGAGGCATTCTCGCGGTCAACCTCTTCGATGTCGTAGCCCGTGGCCTCGACCACCTTGCGCCGTGAGGTCAGGCCTGCTTCCATCGCCAGCACCTGCGCCTGAATGTCTTTGAGCGGATCGACCCAGTCCCACCGCGGCGGAATCCATTGCACGGGCCGCGCGATGACAGGATCTACATCCAAGGCGCCCGAGAGCACAGCTGTTTCAAGCCAGCGCCGCCAGATCGGACGACACAGTTGATGGGCGATGACTCCGTGTTGCAACTGGCCGATCCGTCGCCGGAACTCGACCAGTTCAGCCCGCAGGCTCGAATAGTTCGCCTGCCGAACATCGCCGGTGACGAGATGATAGGGCAGCCCCAGCGAGGCTGAGACCGCCAAGAGCGTGCGATACTGGAAAGCCTCATAGCCGCCGCCGACATCAGCGGGGCTCGAGAACTTCACATCCTCACCCGGCAACAGCACCTGCATGGTGCCGGGCTCCAAGCTGGCGATCGCAGCCCCGTCGAGATCGGCCTCGCCTTCGCCCATCATCGGGTCTTCGGGGGCCGTTTTGGTGATGAAGCCTGCGAACATCGCAGCGGTCTTTTTGCGATCGAGCTCAGCGTCATCGTATTGGTCGAGCAGGAAGAGCCGCACCATGGCTGGCGCCACATGCGGCAGGCCCCGGATTTGCCCTGCATCGATGGGCCGGTAAATGTGCAACACCTCCTCGGCAGGCACCCGCACCGTATCCGGCACAGCCACCCGCTGGTCCGTACTATCGCCCGGATGGCGGCGGCGGAAGTGATAGGCCACACGCCGCCCGATTAGGTCGAACTCGATCCCGCAGCGGATGCGGTTGCCGTTCGGATTCGTCTCGGTTTTCTCGAAGGGCAGCATCTCGGATTGCAGAAGCTGCAATTGCAGTGGCACCAGCAGCCCGTCCTCCGCGCGACGCGGCCGCAGGCGCACAAAGCACTCGCCCGCCACAAACATCTCGCGCGCGACCATTGCCTGCAGGCCGTAGAAATCCGTCAGCCCATCGGCATCCGCCTCATCGGTCCAAGCGAGCCAGAGCTTCTGGACCTGGTCGCGCAAGTCGGCATCGCCAATGAGCGAAGACGGCTTGATCCCATCGCCCACCAAATTGGCGGCGAAGGCCTCGCAGGCGTTCGCCGCATAGCCGTTGGTGACAACCAGCTCGCGCGAGCGGGCTAGCAATCGCGGGCCGCCAGAAGCGACCAGCGCGTTGATGTTTTCCAAGGGCGGGTTCCAGCCCCGCAAGCGGCGCTTAGCCATCGCCCCTTCGAGACGCGCGCGCATGGCTTCAGGGCCGCCGGTGGCCCGACGGCGGAACAGGTCAAACATCCCCATGGCTGTCAGAGCCCCTTGGCCGTCATCACACGGACCTGCCGCACGATCCGCCGCCCCTCGGCTGCCGCGATCTCGCGGTCGAGCGCCTCGATGGCCCGGTCGATCTCTGCGACGGAGCGATAGTCTACCGTCTTGCCGTCATAACTGACGCGCGCCACGCCAGAGGCGCGTTGCGACGTCAGAGCCTCCCGGCGGAGTTTCAGTGTCGACAGATCCGCCATGCCCAAACTCATCCCATGTATGTTGACCGCGCAAGGCGGCGCACCTGTGGCTTTCGTACAGATTGCGGGCCTGTGGCAGAGGCCGTGCCCCTGCCATCAGCGACCGCAAACTGCGCCGCGAGTTCTTCCCACCTCGCGTCCGACCAGCGGTCTGCACCGAGGATCCAAGCGGCCGCGCGGGCATAGACCCGACAGTCGAGTGCCTCGTTGCGTTCCCTCAGCTTTTGCCATTCAAGTCTCGCGAAGCCGCGCTTGTTCTTGACCGTGACCAGCTGCTCGGCCGTCAGCTGCTTCAGCCATTCAGCGTCGACCCAGCCCGGCAGATGAAGAAAGCCGGGAGGGAACGTCTCCACATCCGCCGGGCTGGTTTCCAACGGATCAAGCCGCAGGAAGCGATAGGTCTCGGCCTTAAATGTCGAGGTGGCGATGGTCCAAAGCCGTGCCCCGCGGCGCAGGCGTTTCCCACCTATTGTGGCGTCCACAAAGGTTGGGCCTGTGACGGGGCTTGCCCTGTTGAATCCCTCAAGGCCTTTGATTGGCGCGACCTGTCCAAACCCGACCTGCCGCGCCCAGGCGTAGACGGCCGCCGTTTCATAGCCCGTGTCGATCGCAAGTCGCGCGATGGTCATTGGCGTATTGCTCGCGTGAACCCATGTCCCGCCCAGCAGATCGGTCAGTTTTTGCCAGCACGCCGGGTCGCCAGGACCGCCGTCGATGACGATGTGGTCAATGAGCCAGCTTTGCAGGCCCTTGCCCCATGCCCAGACATCGACCTCGACCCGGTCCTTCTGGACGTCGACCCCAGCGGTAAGAAACAAACCGCCCGCCGGCACCGTGCCTGCGCGCCAGTCTTCCTTCAGCCCCTGCAGGCGCTGCCAATCCGGGGCCTCGCCACTTTCCATCCACGTCTCGCCCAACGAGGTGTTGATGAAGGTCTTCATCGTCTCATCCCCACCGGCGCGCGCCGATAGAAACGCCTTGGCCATGGCCTCAAGCCGCACCCAGGGCGAATAGATCTCGTTCAGATGGAACCCTGCCGTCCCGTTGAACGGCGCATCCGCGATCCAGCGTCCTTTGGAGATCGCGGCCCAGCGGGTCTCGTCCTTCCACGCGACGTCGCAGTCGGCGCAGTGGTAGCGCGCGGTTTCGGGGCGATGGCCGCCGTTCTCATCTTTTTGCCATTTCACCTGTCCCCAGGTCAGGATTTGTTCATGACCACACACCGGGCACGGCACCCAATACCGACGCTGGTCGCTTTCCTCGAATGCCGCCTCGATCCGGCTTGCGCCCTTGTTCGTCGGCGTAGAGACCAGCACAATCTTGCGGTTCCAGAACGTCACCGTCCGCTTCTTCGCGAGGTTCACCGGGTCGCCTTCAGCGCCTGCGCTGAACGGATAGCGGTCGACTTCGTCGCAGAGGAGCAGCCGGATCGGTCGGCTCGCAAGGCCAGAGGGCGCATTGGCGCCGACGATGGTGAGATGCCCACCCGGGAACCGCTTGTGCAGGATCTTGTTGTTCCCGTCCCGTGACTTTGGGTTGGCAATCTTATCCTGCAAACACGGCGTGTCCCGTGCCATCGGCGAGAAGCGGTCCTTCGACCAGGTTTCGGCATCGCGCTCAGTGGGCATTACCACCATGATAGGCGCCGGATCGTGGTCGATGTGATAGCCGACCATATTAAGGATCGACTCCGACTTGCCGATTTGACTGCTCGACATGATCACGACGGTTTCGGCCGCCGGATCCGAGATCGCATCCATGATCCCGCGCTGGTATTCGGCGCGGCTCGTGCGCCATTGGCCCGGCTCGGCGCTGGCTTCAGAGCTCAGCCGGCGGTTCTGATCGGCCCAATCGCTGATCGTCAGGTCGGGCGGAGGCTTCAGAACTGCCAGTGCTTTCGCCACCGTCCGCTTCAGGATCGGTGACCCCTGCAAGGTCAATATCGGCTGCAAGTTCAATGTCTGGCTGCGCGAGATCATCGAGCACCTCGCGGATGGCGGCGCGGATCAGGGTCCGAGTGTCTCCGACGGTGGATTGTTCAAAGGCCTGAGGTGCCAACCGGTCCGGCAGGGCCAGCAGTCGAGTGCGCAAGAGCGCCAGCACTGCAATCCAGGCCGCCTCGATCTGGTCCGCCGCGATCAGCGAACGGCGCTTTTCCTCGGCCTCCATTTCGGCGAGGTCAGCGCGTGCCCGAATGAAGCGCGCGCGTTCAGCGGCATAGTCCGGTGCTCCCGCCTGCGCCTTCAGCGCCTGATCGCGCAGATAGCGCACATAGCCCCGCACGGAGCCGATCAGATCATAATGGCCACGCTCAGCCTTCGGGATTACACCCTCGCGGCTCAGTTGTTGGACCCGCCGCTCCGAGAGGTCGAGCAGGCGCGCGATCACGCCGATGGGCTGGGTGGCAGATGACATTCGCAGACCCCGAGAGTGCAATTAACCGCATGTAATTGCGTCGAATTCTCTGGATAAGTGCGCCCACCAGAGCGAAGCTAAAGGCAGCAAATAACGCAATTCAGGACGCATCGAGATGAGCCGCCACCCCACAGCCAAAGACGCGTTTATCGCAAAGAAGGCAGCGATCGACACCATGCTCGCGCGGCTACAGGCGCTGAGCGACGCGAACTTCGGCTCCGACCCTGACGCCCTGCATTGGGGCCATGTCGGCAACCTCGACTATTACGCCGAGCTCCTGAAGCGCATCACGGACAACGCCTTCAAGGAAGGCGAGCACGCGGAGTGACCCCCATGGAAACCACCAGCATTCGGCTCCCCATCCGGAACCTGCCCGAGCACTTTGATCGCAGCCGCATCACCGTCGTCCTTGAAGAGATCGAGATGGCATTGATGGACGATGGGGGTGTCTATGGCAAAACCTTCGCCGACAGCTTCACGATCACGGTCGAGGTTCCGACCCATCAGCTGATGGATACGGCAAGCTGCCTGAAAGACCTCGGCCTGATCTAGACCTCGAGTTACGCCACCCGAATGGCCTCGAAGAGCCGCCGCAGCAGGAACGAGCGGATTATGCTGACGCCGGTGAACAGCAAGCCCATTTGCAGATTTTGCGCGAGCGTCGTGTGCAGGCCAAAGATCGGGAAGATCAGGATCTGCGTCACGACCGCGACGCCGTAACCGACGATAACGTTGGCGACGGCCTCGACCAACGACATTAGGCGAGACTGTTTCATGCGGACACACGCTCCGCCCTAAGAGTATCAAAGGTCGTATCGCCTCCGTCCAGAATGGCCTGTTTCCCTGTGAACTTCTGCCAACGCTGGACGGTCACATCGACGTAGGTCGGGTTCAACTCGATGCCGTAACAGACCCGTCCAGTCGTCTCGGCTGCGATCAGCGTCGTCCCCGATCCCATGAAAGGCTCGTAGACCGCCTGACCCGGGCTCGAGTTGTTCAGGATCGGCCGGCGCATGCATTCCACGGGCTTCTGCGTGCCATGCACGGTCTTCTCGTCCTGATCCTTGTTGGCAATCTGCCAAAGCGTGGTCTGCTTGCGGTCGCCCGCCCAGTGGCCCTTGCCGGATTTGCGCACGGCATACCAGGCGGGCTCGTGCTGCCAGTGATAATCGCCCCGGCTCAGAACCAGTCTGTCTTTGGCCCAGATGATCTGAGACCGGATGGTGAAGCCCGCGACCTCGAGGCTTTCGGCCACGGTCGCAGCGTGCAGCGCGCCATGCCAGACGTAGGCGACATCGCCGGGGAACAGGGCCCAGGCCTCGCGCCAATCCGCGCGATCGTCGTTCAACACCTTGCCAGTGCGCTTGGTCTTCGCCGCCCCCGCCTGGTTGCGCCAACCTGGATCATATTCCACACCGTATGGTGGATCGCTGACAAGCAATAGCGGCTTTACGCCGTTGAGCACTCTCTCGACATCCGTGGCGACCGTACTGTCGCCGCAAAGTAATCGATGGTTTCCCAAGATCCACAAATCGCCTGGGCGGCTGATCGGATCCTCGGGAGTTTCAGGAATATCGTCCTCGCCATCTTGCGGACCGTTGCCTTCCTCAAGGCTCGACATCAGCGCATTCAGTTCGTCGTCGGTGAAGCCGGTCAGCCCGAGGTCGAAATCCGCCTCCAGCAGGTCCGCCAGTTCGAGGTTCAAGAGGTCCTTGTCCCATTCCGCGTTCTCACTGGAGCGGTTGTCCATGATCCGGAAGGCGCGCGCTTGGCTGACCGTCAGCCCCTTGGCGACATGAACCGGCGCGGTCTTGAGTCCGAGCTTGCGCGCAGCTTCCAACCGCGTGTGCCCGGCGAGTACCACCATCGCCTCGTCCACCACGATAGGTTGACGCCAGCCGAACTCCTGGATCGAGGCCGCGACCGTTGCGATCGCCTGCTCATTGCGGCGCGGGTTGCGCGCATAGGGAATGATCTGCTCGAGTGGCAGGTCGACGACGTCCATGGTGTTGTCCTTGGGGATGCCCGAAAGCGAAATGGGTCTGAGGGCCGAAGCGAAATGGGGTCAGACCCCCGTTTCGGTTCAGGCGTGGTTTGTCAGGCCATCAGGCCTTTGTTTTGTTGGGGTTCGGCGCAAACCGAAACGAAACGGGTATTTTCAGGGGTGTCACTGGGAGACCCTCGGGCCTCGCCCCCCCGAATACGGTCACAAACAGAAGGGACCCGTAGGCGAGCCCGCTGCACATCAGGGTTCTGTCGCGCAATAACGGCGTTGGTCTACATGTAATCTACACATAAAACCTTGAATATAAATCGTCATTTATGGTAATTATTTGTTCATATTTCATCGAAATTAGAGCGAATAACTATGGCTCAAGGCTCCAATCTGAACCCAAGAAAATACCTCAAAGAAAAGGGCTTCATCTTTGATGCAAAACCAGCCCAGTTGGATAAGCGCTTCTACAAGATGCTCACGCCAGAAGATCAAGAAACTGTTCAACAGGTATGGTCAGCGGCGGCTATGGGACTGGATATCAGCCGCGAATTGTACGCTGTACCAAAAAACCTAAAGCAGGCGTGCACACTTTTCTCACATGACGCAGATCGATACATCGTATCGATGAGTTGGATCGCGAACTTGGTCGAGCAGACCAAACCGAAATCATTGGTCGAGATGGGCTGCGGTGCTGGACTACTAATCAACTATCTCCAGAGGAGAGCTTCGAAACTGGTGTTAAACGGCATTGATGAAGCAAAAAACCTTATCGAGATCGGAAGGTCACTCACCAATTTGGACTTGATTGCCGGAGATTATCAGACAGCAGAACCAGATGGTGAATACGAGTTAGTCGTATGCGAATTCGGCTATGATAACTCGAGCATACCTCAGTCAAAGAAACCACACAGCGCTGCCGAATGCGGACTAGCTTCGTACTGTCCAGGGTGCGCTGAAGATGCCCGAACGCACTTTCGAATGTACATGGAGGCTTGGCGACGGTGGGGGACAGCTGGAAGCAGACTAGCAATGGTTGGTAGAATGACCACCTATACAGATATCCGCGCAGTAACCCTCGCTGCACGCGACGTAGGGTGGTATGTTCACTTGGAGCATTCGGCAATTCTTAGAACAAGAGATGAACGCCGCGGCTTTCAGAAGTTCCCAGCATGGTTCTTTACCACGGAAGAAGCGGGTGCCGCCTCCGAAGAAAACATCGCTAACTTCTATATGACGGGCAAGAGCGTGTAAGCACCGGTTCAATAAGGTTTACACCAACACTGCGCGCACCTCTCGATTTACCACCCACATACCGACGAGACGGCAAAAGTGTCTGGAACTTTTTTTCATCGATGCGATTTTTTTCAGAGCGAGGGATCATCGGCACGCGCGAGGTCAATCACCTGCTGCCTTGAGAGGTGCTGGCTGACCTGCCGGCGGTTCAGTTTGTGCGCAATAAAGCAGAGGCCAAAGACCCAGTGGTGATGCGCCGACGACCGCTGCAGCCCCACCGTCCGGCACACTTCACGCCAGCGATAGCCATAGGCGCGCAGCCAGACGATCTGGCCATCGATGGCCTCCAGCCCCGTCGTCCAGGTCAGCGTCTCCTCCATCCGGCTGATGGCGGCGGGCGATGGCAGCACGCGCATGGGCTTGGGCTCCTGGCCCACCTTGTCCGCAAAGCTCTGCACCACTTCTGGCCAAGTGCTGAAATACCCCGAAAGCCGAGGCTCCGGCAGTCGCTTGAGAACGAAGGCCGCTTCCGAGAGGCGGGCCTCGACCAGCTTTGGTGTCCAAGCGCTCATCGGGACGCCTCCTCGTTTCTCTTGCCATAAAGCTTTTCCCCGAGCTGGCGGACGAGTTCACGCTCGGGCCAGGTGAGCCGGTCATCGTCGATGCTGACCGCGAGCAGTCCCGTCTCGCGCCAACCGTCGCGCTTGACTTGGTCGGGCCCCCGACGATCGCCGCCATAGCCGGGAGGATGCCACCGCATGGATTTCATCGGCGAACCTCCGGGAAGAGGGCTGCGTAGCCGATCACATCGATGAGGCTGTCTTCGTGTCCTTGGTCATGTGCCAGCCGAACCAGCTTCAGATCGATCATGCACAAGACCACGTCGGTTGCCGATACGGGGTGTCCGAGCGTGATCGACCAGCGGGCAGCAATGGCGGCAAAGGCCGCATCAGCTGCGCCGTAGGCGTGCCCACGCTCTTCAAGGACCGCAGCCGCTTTTTCGAGAAGAGCGGCGCTCATGCGACACCCCCTTGGCTCTCCAGAGCCCAGTGCAGGATCGCGATCGCGTCGGCCTCGTTGTCGTCCTCGGGGCTGTAGCCGCGGGAACGGACAGCAGCAATCATCGCCTCCTTGGGTGCGTTACCCTTTCCAGTGGCGTGACGCTTGATGGTGCCGACAGGCACACCCTGATAGGGCACGCCCCGCAGTTCCGCCCAGCTTGTCAGGGACGCCAGCAAGCCGCCGTAAACATGCGCCGCATCGGTGCCGAGGTGGCGGCGTACTTCTTCGAAGTAAATTGCTTCGATTGGACCAGACAGGCGGTCGATCTCGGTGACCCAGTTCGTGAACCGGAGATAACGCATACCGCCGCCGTCATAGCGCCCAGGCTTGAAGCTGGCCGTGCCGCTTGTAATCAGGCCATCAAAACCGCGCAGTGCCCAGCCGGTGGTGGTGCCGAGGTCAAGTGCAATCACGCAACGCGAATTGTCAGTGGCGGATGTGGCAGGAGAACCTGATAACGCCGTACACCCGCGCGCATGTGCGCGCGTAACGCCTTTATAGGTAGAACCTGCCACATCCGCCACGCCCCTTATTTTATTGATCATTGTAATCACCCTCAAATAGGTCGGTCTTGTCGTCTTTGATTGAGATGCCGCGGAAGCCTCGGACCGTGTTGGTCTTGAATTTCTCGAACCCACGCGTCGTCAGGGTTTCCGAAAACCGCTTCATCGACCCGGCATATTCGCCATTGGCCTCGGCCCAGGATTTCCAGCTGTTGAAGAGATCCGTAGATCCTGCCCAGAAGGTCTTGTTGCCGGTCTCGCACCGCTCCTCGATCCAGCGGCCAAGGGCGTCCTCAGCCTCGAAGTAATCCTCGGTGGCGGCCATCACGGCGGGCGGCGGACGCAGGCCATGCTGTTGCCACTCCAGACAGCCCTGCAGCGCCCAGGCGAGAATTCCGTCCCGTTCAGCGAGAAGCCTGTCAGGCAGGCGCTTGTCGCGCTTGGCCGCAGGGATTGTGACAGTGAACGGCACCATGTGCAGACGCCGCTTCATCGCCTCATCCACATTGCGAATTGTGGGCTTGTGGTTGCCGACGATCAGCAGCTTGAACTGCGGTATGAACTCGAAGAAGTCCTGCCGCATGAAGCGGGCGGTGATCTTGTCGCCCCCGGTGAGCGCTTTGAGCTTGCTTTCGGCCCACCGGCTGCCTTGTTCCGTCTCGATCGAGGTCACGACGCGCGCGCCCCGCAGCCCTGCCATATCTGTCGGATGTCGATCGCCATGGCTCGCCATAAACATGTCCATGGGCGCGACGGTGGCGTAGTCCCCAAGGATTTCCGTCAGCGCGTTGGCAAAGACAGATTTGCCGTTGGCCCCAGTGCCGTAGAGGAAAAAGAGCGCATGCTCGCTGGTGACGCCCGTGAGGCAATAGCCGGCCATGCGCTGGAGGTACGATTGTAGCTCAGCGTCGCCGCCTGTGACGGTTTCGAGGAAACTGAGCCAGGTCGGGCAATTGCCCTTGGGCGCTGCGGCCGCGATCTTCGTCATGCAAAGCGCCTGATCATGGGGCTGGGATTGCCCGCTGCGCAGATCAAGCACCCCGGCTGTCGTGTTGAAGAGCCAAGGGTCACGATCCCAGACGTCGGTTGTCGTGGCATGGCGACGATCACTGCGGGCCAAGCGTTCAACAGCGGCCACCGTCGAGGCGGCCGAGAGCTTTGTGCGGACCTTAGACGATGGGGAGCGCACGGCGGCCGCCCGACAGACTTGGCGCGCCAGATCAAAGGCCTGTAGCGTGTCCTCGCGCTTCCAGATGCGACCCGTCCAGGTCAGCCATTGGCCCCAGCCAGCCACATAGCGCCAGGCATCGGAATGCTGATCCGCAAAAGTTGACGCGAGAGCATCCTCGGAAAACCGCACGGGGCTTGGGCCTGCGTTACCAGAGCCATCGCCACCTCCATGACCAGGCTCTGGCTCTAGGCCCTCTTCATCGGGGATTTCCCCGTTGCGGGCCTGATCCAGCCGCCATAGCCGCTCTGCCTCTTGCCGGAGGCGTGCATCGGGCCACGGGGGATCAATGCGCGCGTCGTTATAGGCCACAATCTCAGCCCAGGCTTCCGCAGGCGTGACATGCCCTTCGCGGCTTCGGCGGATCCAATACCCAATAACACGAGAAAGCGCGTCAAACCGGGTCGTACCATCCACCCCACCTTCGCGAACGGGCTTGGCAAAAAGCTCGGGAACGCTGCCACGTTCGCCAGGTGCGGCGTTGAAATCCAACGCCTCGGCCGCAAGGCCCTCCATTGGAGGCATAGCGAAGATGGCCTCCGCCAGTTCACCAAGGTCAAAGTCAACGGGGCGATAATCGAGGATAGAGACTAGGCGTTTCACCCCCGACTTTGCATGAACGGAGCCTGCTACCCGAATGGGCTGATGTGCAGATTTGAATGAGGGATCGCCACCAACCTTGGCGGCAATCATCTGGCGCGCCCGGCAGACGCGGGCGATGTCCTCTCCTTCGGCAGGCTCTGTCAGCCGCCAGTAAAGGTGGAGCTTGTCCTGCCCCTCGGGTGTCACGCCACCTGATGCAACTTCGAGCGTTGGCGTGCCGAGATGCTGGATCAAATGGCTACGCTTTGCTGCGATATCGCCATGATCGATGTCGACCAGGACAACCTGCATCTGAGCAATATGCTCAGAGCGTGCCGCGCCCGCCGCGTGAACTGTGCCCGGCACGACAAAGAGCGCCATGCCCGTTTGCGCGGCCCAGTCCGCTTGATGGGCAAGCTTGACGCCAAGATCCCCATCCACAGGCAAGAATGGCGTATGCGGCGGCGCATCAGCTGCACCCTTTTCCGCCAGTGCCCGGACGGGTGCGAGGAACTCGCAATAGCCGAACACGACATCTGCGTAGAGCGCGATCGTATTCGCGTCTGGGACAACAGGCTCGGCCACATCGGCCATTTGCAAATGATCGGTCATGCCCAGCACCTCGCGGCGTAAGAACAGAACCGGCATTCGAAATGCTCAGGATCGCTCGTGTGGCGGGGCAGCTGCTCGCTCGCATCGCAGGCGCGCAGGATCTGGACAGCCTTATCACTGGCGGCTTGCGCAAGCGCCCCATCAAAGGGCACCAACTCGTGCCAGATCTCACAGGTGTCCTTGTTGATCGCCGTGAAGAGCGCCGGCGTCTCTGTCAGCCCGAGATAGGCCTGATAAAGCGCGATCTGCGCCGCATAGATGGGCTTGGCCTTGACCACCCCGTGCTTTTCGATGGCGCGCCAGTTTTTGGCATTGGCCGATTTGCATTCCCACAGCGCAGGCACCGCCATGCCGTTTGGCGCAGCAACAACCACACCGTCGGCATGTCCTTTGACCCTCCCGCCGGCCACGGAAAATCCAAACTGATCGCCATGCCGGTTGCGCGTGCGCAGATCGAAGCCCGAATTCCGCAGCCATTCAATCGCGAGGTCTTCCAGCACATGCCCAAGCGCGAAGATCCGCAACGACTGGCCCGAAAAGCCGCCGCCCTCATCCTTGGGGGTCTTGAGGTATTCGTATTGCAGGCGCCGCGCACAGGCATCTCCCAAGCGGCTGCCGCCGAGGTAGTCGCGGGTTGGCCGCGCAACGTTTTCACGAACAAGGGCATGGTCGATGAGCTCGTTGACCCCCTCGGCAAAGCTCGGAGGCTTTTCGCGGTGATTGAAGTCCAAAAGGGCGTCGGTCAAAACGGCACCTCCGAACTTGCGCGTGGCGCCGAGGCCACCATGCTTTCCTGGAAGCCATCGACGGCTGCTTCAGCCAACTTTCCGGCCTGCATGGCCGTTAGGTCTTTGAAGCGGGTCGACCAGCCGATTTCGTCCATGAGGAGGCCCATGGATTTCATGGCATGCACGAGCGCAGCTTTCTCACGATCATCGGGGTCAATCATTTCGGCCCTCCGTCGATGGAAGGGCAAAAAGCTCTGGCAAGAGAAAAGGTGTGTGGTCTGTTTTCATCGAAAAGGTCTCCAGGGGGACCTTCCTCACTTACCGATGGGACCTACAAAATGTCGGATAAGAACATTATAGGAACATCGAGATATAGCCTTTGACGCCAAATGACGTCATATAGCACCATACAATACCATATGTTGTATTTTAATACGTCAATAAACAATATATAGACAAAACATGCGGATCATGTAAGATCTTTTTACTGCCCGCGGTCTGTTCGATTCGCCTGTGCAGGACACCCCCTGGAGAAGGAAATCGCTCATGGCCACATTCAACCCACGTGTATTCACCAACCCCTCTCGATTGAAAGAAATCGATCCTGATCGCCTTATTCTGTTTTTAACAACATGGTCGGATTACTTTCTCGGCCGAGGCCTCGATTTGTCCGCGGCGGATACCTCAGACATGCCCTTTGATACCATCGCCGCCATCCTGATGAATCCGGATCAGGCTGTCCCCGAAAGCATGGTGAACGCGCTCTATTACGTGCACGAGACAGCCCGGAAAGAGCCAATGGATGAGCTGATCGAGCGCGCTGAAGCGGCCGGGCTCGACATCGATCATGATGAGAAAAGCACGCCAGCCGACGTGGCCGTGCAGATCTGGCTGGCGAAGCCTGATCTGCTTGAGCGCCAGCATGCGGAAACTGTCGCCTTCAACCGCTCGAACTTCACATATTTTTCCGGGAAGTCGATCAAGCCTGCAGAATCTGAGTGCCGAATTGTCATCTCCGAGGCGCAGTGCCGTGAGATGGAAGCCCTGATGGACCCATGGTTTGAGAGCAAACGCCGCGGTCGTGGGTCGCGGGTATTCGTGTTCCCCCAAGAGAACCGCATTTGGATCTTAGTGCGCCATGGCCAGCCCATGCGGCGGGAGGGGGAGCACAAGGAAGATGGCAAGGATGGCATCGCCTTCTATCGGCCGCAAAGGGACGATGTGCTGATTTATGATGCCGAGATCGACGAGATTGGCGTCAACGCGGAGACGAAGGGCGAGCGGGAGCTTTATCTCAGAACGCTCGGCATGGTTCTTTTCGGAGAAGATGCGCATTTTGAACGGGCTGAACGCTACAATCTGCAGCCACTGATCGATAATGGCCCCGCCGCTCTCGTATGTGCTGACATCCCTGGCCTTTCGCGGGTCCGTTTTGTGGAGTTTGGCCGCATGTGGGATGGCACCTGTCCCGAATATGAAACTCGCCGCTCAGATGATCTATTCGAGACCTATGGGGGCGACTGGGCGGCCCGGCTTAGCCTTGGTCGGCTGACATATGCCAAGTTCAAGGTGGCATTTGATGGTGACAAGAAAGAACGCTCGGTGATGATCCGTCCCGTCAACGTTGCCCGTTACGAGCGCGATGCCGACACGAGCCTGGTGGAAGCTTGGCTCAAGGCCCGCGGCTTCTGGAAACTGCAAACTGAGGCCGATAGCGATGATGATTTCGAAGTTCTGGAAAGCGCTTGATGAGCTGACCGACGGCGGATCATCGCATTGGGGCTGGCAGCAGCGCCTTGACGAGGAATGGAAAGCGGTGGCCCCATTTTTGCCCGCAACGGGTAAAATGGCAGCCTCGCTCCCATGCCCGCACCCCGGGGGTGAGGGCTGTCCACGGCAAGTCATCATTCATGGCGACGGAACCGCCAGCGCCATTTGTGGCGATAGCCCCAAAGCGTGCCAATCGCTCGAAGTGACACGAGACGCGTTACGCATCCATGCCCTGGATCGACGCAGCTTTGCGGAAGCCTTGGTCAAGGCCATGGAACTGCAGCCACCGATCCGCAATCTCGCGCCGTCCTTTATCCAGCGATTGGGCACGCGCGAGCGGGCAGCTGGATTGGGGGTGCCCGTTTTTTTGTGCATTCCCGGCGCCACCCCCAAAGCCGAGCACCAAGATCTCGATGAAATTCTAGAAACGCCCACCCCGGTCGTGTTGCTCTGTCCAACGGTGGCCTCACTCCCGAGCACTGTCGCCGAACCGCTTCGGCGCCATGGTGTAACCATCATGCCCTTGGACGCAAATCTCTTCGCGCGTGGACCAGGCAAATTTGCCCTCACCCCACAGGGCGATACCATCATGCAAGACCTGCTTGGGCAGTTGGGTGATATGGCCGCGCAAGCAAAAGGCCCTCAGCGCGCTTGGGATCTGCCGCCTGGGACAACTTGGGAAGATATGACGATCCGCTTCACGGCTGCAGCATGGATCAATGTTGCAGTTGGCGGTGTGACCCGTGCCTTTGAGCCTGATGCCTTTGGTCTGCGGAATACCAAGACCCAGGAAACTGCCTTTAAAGAGGCGTGGAAATTCTTTTTGGAACTCGGCGCCCAAAATGGCCGGCATGCGTTGCGTTGCGCCAATTCAAAAGACACGCAGCTCCTGCAGAAAAATAAGCAGGCTCTGTCCAGGGCATTGAAGAAGGCCTTCGGGCTTGAGGGGGACCCCATCAATGTCGTGAAGGGTGAATACGTGACAAGGTTCGTCCTGAGCGCAGACGATCTCCGCCAGGGCCGCCAAGGACAAAGCTCAACGAAACTTCGCTGAGACCCGACGAAAAAATCTCAAAATATTTTCCGCTCTCAAGCCGCTGAAATCACAATGATCTCGGCGGCTTCTTTCATTTACGCGCCACCAGTCCAGCCCTCCCAAGGAATTTTCGCCGGAGCCGGGTATTCGGGCCCTCGAGCCCGTCCACCTGGACGAAGGCGAATACCATGGAGCACCTCAACGCACTGATTGACCCCGCATCACGCATCAATCGCAACATCAACATCCGCGCCGCGCGCCTGGCGCATTCTGGCGCCGCCCCCGGCCTCGATGCCGAGGACATCGCACAAGAGCTTCGGGAAGAGGTTCTGCGCCGGGCAGAACAGTTCGATCCCGATCGCGCCTGCTTCGACACCTTTGTCGATCGCATTGTCAAAAACAGGATCGCGGATCTTGCACGCCAAAGCCAGGCAGCAAAGGCCAGCCGCAAGACACAGTCCTTTGAAACACCGATCTTGAGCAACAACGGCGAGGAAGGCCTAACCCTTGCCGATACCTTGAGTGAGACCTCTCCCACTCACGGCGTCGATGATTTTGCAGCCCACCATGGCGCGGGTCTTAAGAGTGACGTCGCCACCTTTCTGGCATCCCTTTGCCCCAGCTCGCGGCGTATCGCCATCGCTGTGAGCCAAGGTTCAGTGTCGGATGCAGCCCGGATTTTGGGCCTGCACCGCAGCACGATTTATGAGCGGCTCAGCGCTATTCGCAAAGCGGCCATAGCCATGGGCCTCGACGGGTATTTCGAGGCAGCGCCCCGACAGTTTGCGCGCCGCCTCGGTAAGTAGGGCCAAGAGACATTCACGAAACATGCCGGGCCTTCGGGGGAATGCAAAACCCTTGGGGAAACACCTCGACCGCAAGCTCCAGGGCGGCGTCGGGCCCGGCAGTTGTCACCCCAATGACGACCCCGGAGCATGACGAAACAGGAGCTGGATGATGTTCACATCACCTCTGAAAAAACTCCGCCAGTCCACCTGGCTCAGCGCTCTTCCCGACACGATCGCGGTCCCTGCCATTGGCGGCAGGCTGGCCCGCAATCTGCCCATTGAGCGCGCTACTCTCGATCAAATCGCCTTTGCGCTTCTGCCCTTGGAGCAGGAACGCCGCGCGATTGGTCAGAAAATCATGGCCCTCGAAGAGATCATCACGATGGCCCGCAAACAGGGGGCATTGGGCGCCGATATCGCACTAACCGCTGCCGCCCAGGAATTGGAGGCCCGCCAATGATGAGCCCAAACACGCCCTCATCTTTTCGCATCATCACCGCAGATGAACGTTTGAAAGAAACCCGCGGCATCAAAGGGGTTCTCACCGGGATTTCCGGCATTGGCAAAACCAGCCAACTTTGGACCCTCGATGCGGACCGCACGCTCTTCGTCAACCTCGAGGCCGGTGAACTGGCTGTCCAGGGCTGGCCCGGAGACGAAGTCCGCGTCCGTGACTGGGAGCGCGCCCGTGATCTTGCGGCCTGGATTGGCGGCCCCAACCCGGCAATGCGGGACGATCAGGCTTATAGCCAGAAAGACTATGACCGGGTTTGCCGCCTCTTTGGCGATCCAAGCCTGCTGGACAAATACGACACGATCTTCGTGGACTCGATTTCGGTCGCCTCCCGCATTTGCATGCAGTGGTGCAAGGGCCAGCCACAGGTACAATCCGACCGCAACGGCAAGCTCGATCTGCGGGGCGCCTATGGGCTGCTCGGTCAGGAAATGATCGGTTGGTTGACCCATCTCCAGCACACGCCCCGCAAAAACATCTGGCTCGTCGGGCTGCTCGACAAAAAGGCTGATGACTTCGGCAAGACCTATTTTGCACTGCAAGTCGAAGGTTCCAAGACCGGCCTCGAGCTGCCGGGAATTGTCGACGAGGTCATTACCCTCACGGAAATCCAGCCCACAGAGGGCAAGGCGTATCGGGCCTTCGTGTGCACCACGATTAACCCCTACGGCTATCCGGCCAAGGACCGTAGCGGGCGACTGGGCACGATTGAGGAGCCCCACCTCGGCCGTCTGATGACGAAGATCCGAAACGGTCAGCCCACCACGAATGCACGCGCTTTGACCTTCGACATGCCGTCAGAGGCCGACGCCATTCCCACCCAGACACAGACGCAAGGAGCATAAGCCATGGCAAGCGATATGGATTTCAATGGCGCCGACAGCCAAGACGCCGCTTTTGACCTCATCCCGGCCAATACTCTGGTCAAGGTCACGATGATCATTCGCCCGGGTGGCGCTGGCCCTGAAGGCTGGTTGACACAAAGCCAGGCGAGCGCCGCGCAGTACCTCAACACCGAGGCCATTGTGATGGAGGGGCCATTCGCCCGCCGGAGGATTTACACGCGCATCGGTTTCCGCGGCAAAGGCGTGGATGCCAGCGGCGTCGACAAATACGCCAACCGGGGCCGCGCCCTCATCAGGGGCATTCTCGAGTCCGCCCGGGGCATCAAGGCCACTGACCAGTCCGAGGCCGCACGCGCGGCCCGTCTGATCCGCAGCTTGGGCGATCTTAACAGTCTCGATTTTGTCGCCAAGATCGGCATCGACAAAAACCGCGATGAGCCTGACGAACCCGGCCGCAATGTCATCAAGGCTGCTGTTGGGCCAGAGCATCGCCAATATGCTGAGATTATGGGCGGGCAGCCAGCACCGATCCAAACGCCTATGGGAGCGCCGCAGGGCTACAGCGGCGGCGTGGTGCAGGACCCTTATGCAGGGTCAAATACCGCCTCTGACGGCGGCGCACCGTTCTGGGCACGCTGAGGGAGGCACGCATGATCCCTCGCGATTATCAAAGGGCGGCGGTTGACGCCGCCCACGATAGAACAGCCGAACATGGCAACACGATGCTTGTGCTTCCGACCGGCGCAGGAAAGACGGCTATCGCAGGCTTTTTCGTCGGTGAAGAGGCAGAGCGCCAGCGCGACGCGAAGGTTCTTGTTCTCCAACACACGGATGAACTCATCGAACAAAACCGCGCTGCAATTTCCCGTATATCGGGTCTGCCATCCTCCGTTGTCAAAGCAGAGCGCGATGATTGGGGTGGGCAGGTTGTCTTTGGTAGCGTGCAGACGCTCGCGCGGGCCAACAGGCGCGACGCGATGCCGGCTGTCTCGCATCTCATCATCGACGAGTGCCACCGCGCCGCTGCGACCAGTTATCAATCTGTAATCGACCATGTGCGCGCCTTAAACCCGCAGGCAAAACTTCTTGGCCTGTCCGCAACCCCGGGGCGCGGTGACGGGCGCAGCCTGCGCCGGAGCTTCAGCAATGTCGGCTACCATCTGAGGATCGGCACGCTGATTGCTCGTGGCCTGCTTGTGCCGCCGCGCACCTTTACCATCGACCTTGGCGTCGATGACGAATTGGCAGGACTTGCCAGCACGGCAGGCGACTTTGACATGCGCCAAGCGGACAAGGTCTTGAACAGGTCTGTCCTGAACGAAGCGGTGGTTGAGCATTGGAAAGAAAAAGCGTCTGACCGCCGCACAATCTTTTTCTGCGCCACCGTGGCCCATGCCGAAGCCGTGGCAGAGGCCTTCATGGCGGATGGTGTTTCTGCTGCCGTCATCTCGGGCGATATGCCCGGCGCCGAGCGCAGCGATCTCATCGCGCGCTTTGATCGCGGTGACATTCAGGTTCTCGCCAACTGCATGGTTCTGACGGAGGGTTTTGACAGCCAGCCCGTCGGCTGCATCGGCATTCTGCGCCCCATGCTGCACAAGGGGACATTCATCCAGGCCGTCGGCCGCGGGCTGCGCCGTGTCGATCCGGAACGCTACCCCGGCATCATCAAGACCGACTGCATCGTGCTGGATTTTGCCGGTGCGGCGCTTCGGCATGGATCTCTCGAGCAGGAAATCGCGCTTGATGAGGATGAACCCCCAGCGGGCGCACAGCCTTGGAAAACCTGTCCCTCTTGCGAGGCAGAACTGCCCCTTGGCGCTTCGATCTGCGATTTTTGTGGTCATGAATTTGCCCGCATGGTCAGCGAAGCGCAGGTTCTGACCTCGTTCGAGATGACAGAAATTGCCCTGCTCGAACGGTCACCATTTTCCTGGGTCGATCTACACGGTGACGGTCAGGCCCTTATGGCCAGTGGATTTGAGGGATGGGCGGGGGTTTTTCACGATGGAACACTCTGGCACGCGCTCGGACGGCCAAAGCACCGCCAAATTCGCACATTGGCTGTCGGAACCCGTATTCAGGCGCTCGCGGCAGCGGATGACTTCCTCCGTGAAACCGAGACCAGCAGTGCGGCTGCCAAGAGCAAGCGCTGGATCAACGATCCTGCCAGCCTGCGTCAGGTTGAGCTTCTGCACAAAGCCGGGCTCACCGCCAGTGGACTTGACTTCGGCCTCTCAAAATACGCCGCCAACTGCCACCTGAACTTCCGCTGGAACCAGGCCGCGATCAAGGCGGCGGTCATGCTAGACCCGCCTCGGAGCGCGGCATGAACCGACCCAATCCGCTTCACCCCGACCGCATGACGGCGCATGAACGCCGCATCGAACTCTATGGCCTCTTGGCCATAGCCGTTGTGCGCCTCACTGATTGCGATCGCGACGATCTATCCAAGAATGCTGGAGACAGTTCGCTACACTTCCCGCGCAAACAGAGCGGTACTGCAACTCCAACTCAGAGGAGATCTGCATGACCACACAAGACCCCATCCTGGCACGCTTGGCTGCCTTGAAATTCATGTCTGTCAATGACCTGAAGGCCGAATGGCAGGCGCTGTTTAATGCGCCGGCCCCAAACAACAGCCGCACATTCTTGGAAAGCCGCCTCGCTTATCGCATCCAAGAATTGACCTATGGCGGCCCGGACAAACAAACCCGTCGCCTGCTGGATCTCCTGGCCGACGAAGTGGAGGGCACGCTCACGCGCAAGGCCCAGATTGCTGACCCGCGTAACCCCGTGGTGGGCACTAAGCTCATCCGTGAATGGGATGGCACTGCGCATACGGTCACCGTTTTGAAAGACGGCTTCGATTGGGGTGGCCAGCGCTACAAATCGCTCTCGGCTGTTGCCCGCGCCATCACCGGCACCCGCTGGAACGGCTATCGCTTTTTTGGTCTGCGCGAGCGGAAGCGAGGTGAGGCATGAAAGACGTGCCCGCAAAACCCGCCCGCCGCCTCCGGTGCGCCATCTATACCCGCAAGTCGAGCGAGGAAGGCCTCGAGCAAGAGTTCAACTCGCTTCATGCGCAGCGCGAGGCCTGCGAGGCCTATATCGCCAGCCAGAAATCCGAAGGCTGGGCGCTGGTGCGTGACCAATACGATGATGGCGGCATTTCAGGTGGAACATTGGAGCGCCCCGGGCTGAAGCAATTGCTGGCCGATATCGAGGACGGTCTCGTGGATGTGGTCGTCGTCTACAAAATCGATCGTCTGTCGCGCTCTCTGATGGACTTTTCCAAGCTGGTAGAGGTCTTCGACCGGAACGGCGTGACCTTCGTCTCGGTGACGCAGTCCTTCAATACGACCACCTCGATGGGGCGCTTGACGCTGAACATCTTGCTGTCCTTTGCCCAGTTCGAACGCGAAGTTACGGCCGAGCGCATCCGTGACAAGGTGAAGGCCTCGCGCATGAAGGGCATGTGGATGGGCGGCTATGTGCCTCTCGGCTATGATGTCGTCGACCGCAAGCTGGTTCCGAATGAAGAGGAAGCCGCCAAGGTCCGCATGGTGTTTGAGCGCTTTGTTGAGGTAGGCTCTGCCACCGTTCTGGCCCGCGAACTGCGCAACGATGGGTTCCGCAGCAAACAAGGCGCGCTGATCGATAAGGGCTACCTTTATCGCCTGCTGAACAATCGCGTCTACCGCGGTGAAGCCGTTCACAAAGGCAAGTCCTATCCCGGGGAACACGAGGCCATTATCGACGCGCGGCTCTGGGAACAGGTGCATGACATTATGGGGGAAAGTCCCCGCAAGCGGGCGAATAACAGTCGGACGCAAACGCCTGCGCTGCTCAAGGGATTGCTCTTCACTGCCACCGGCGCAGCCATGACCCCCTCCAGCACGAAGAAGGGCACGCGTCGGTATCGCTACTATGTCTCCATGGACCTTCTCAAGAACAGGGAAACGCCCGAGGATGGCATCCCGAGGCGCTTGCCGGCCGACACTGCCGAGGCTGCCGTCATCACAGAAATCCGCCGTGTTCTGCGCACGCCAGAAACCACGGCGCAGGTTATTGCCGCGCTGGACCGCGACGACATCTCTGAGAAGGATGCAATCGAAGCCCTGCAGCACTTCCCCAAGCTTTGGGATCAGCTCTTTCCGGGCGAACAGGCGCGCATCATCCAACTCCTTGTCCGTCGCGTCACCGTGACTGCTGAAGGCCTTGTCATCGACTTGCGCACCGACGGCATTGCGGGCGTCATGCGAGACATGATGGTTCCGCGCCAGCTTGAGGCCGCAGAGTGATGGCTGCGCCCGACACCATTCAGGTTTTCGTTCCTCTCAAGGTGCGCAAAAAGAACGGGCGGCCCAAAATCCTGCCGCCTGCCGATTACCTGCCCAGCGAGGACAACACCCAAGATCCGCACATTCTGCGCGCCATTGGCCGCGCCTGGGCCTGGCGGCGGCGGATGGAATCGGGTGAGTTCAGCACCGTCCGCGACCTAGCAATCGCTGTGAACCTCGCCGAGCGCCATGTCAGCAGGCAGCTGCGGTTGGCATATCTTGCGCCTGAGGTCTTGAAACGACTGGTGTTTCGGCGGGAGGTGTCTGCCGTGACCGTGATGCAGCTGTCAGATTGTGTGGGCTTGCCTTGGGCGGACCAGGCGGGCGTAGTGTTTGGACAAACGTTGGCCACACCAAATCACCAGAAAGGCTAGATTTTTTCCCGTTTTTCGGCCATTTCTTGGCCATGAGTGCAAACCTTACCTATCAGCAGCTTGAAGCCTACATCCGCGAGCAGATGCGGATGTCGCATGTCTATCAGCCGGTCATGCTTCGCGTACTGCTGGAAAATGGTGGAACCGCTTCCACCGAGGACGTTGCCAAAGCCCTCGTGAGTTACGACCGCTCACAGGTCGAATACTACGAAATCCGCACCAAAAATATGGTGGGCAAGGTTCTCAGGCAAAATGGCGTTATTGAGCCAATCAAAGATGGGCGCCGAATTACAGGGTATAGGCTCGCCGCTGGTCATCTAACCACAGAGGAAACCGGCGCCCTCGTTGACCTCTGCCAGCAACGCCTTACCGATTACATCAACCAACGCGGTGACGGCATTTGGGGGCATCGCAGCATTTCAGATGGGTATGTGCCCGGCTCCGTAAGGTACGAGGTGCTCAAGCGGGCCAAATATCGCTGCGAACTTTGCGGCGCCCATGAAGAACACGCAGCGCTTCATGTCGACCACATCCTGCCGCGCGCGAAAGGCGGCAGCGACGACTTGAGCAACTTTCAAGCGCTTTGCATGACGTGCAATACGAATAAGCGGGATCGGGATGATACAGATTTCCGCGGCGTGCTCGAGACCTATAACGATCGTGAAACTGACTGCTTATTTTGTGGCATCGACAACAGCAGGATCATCGCTGAGAACGAGCTGTGCTACGCCATACGCGACGGCTTTCCAGTTACGCCGTTGCATACACTGATCATCCCGAAACGGCATGTAGCGGATTACTTCGATCTTTACCAACCCGAGTTGAACGCGATCCAGTCGTTGCTCCGGGATCAACGCATGCAGATCATGACCGCCGACCCCACGGTGTCAGGCTTCAACGTCGGTATCAACGCTGGTTCCGAAGCCGGGCAAACCATTTTTCACGTACATGTTCATCTAATCCCACGCCGAAAAGGCGATGTAGCTGAACCGCGCGGTGGTGTGCGCGGTGTAATTCCTGACAAGCAGAAATATTGAGACGGACAGCGATTTTATTCATCGCTGCGTGTCGAATAGCGAAGTCGACCCAATGAAATTGTAGTACACGATCTAGCCTCCTGCTTTGGTCTACCAGCCTGGGCGCAGCGTGCGGTGACAACGACATCAAAATCCTGCTAAGCTCGAACCACGTTCAATGAAGATGATCAGTTGATGTGTATTTAAGGAGAGCGGTTTGGCGCTTAATGCAGCAATACATTGGGGGTTAATCTTGCGGGTGAATGTGCCGCAAGCAGTCACGCAAGATGGGTGGAAGTATTTGCTGGCAAACGCCCGATATCCTTTCAATTTCGATGGAGAAATATTTGGCCTGCACTCGAGTATGAGGGATCAACTGCGTATTTTTGGTTTCCGCGGTGACGAAGCGGGACAGGAAGCAGACTTTGTTGACGTGGACCGAGGGTTCAACCAAGCTTCGACTGCCGTTAACTGGCTTGAGCGAGTAGATGTCATTCCACTAGTCGATCGCCTGAAGCCTTTCCAAGCATGGAAGTTAAAAAATTCAGGCGTCTACGATGTTTCAACATTAGACGATCGAGTGCTTCAAAAAGGCTCTGATGTAGATTGGCATCCACTGATAGGGAAGATTTGCTGA